ACAGAAAATTCTGTTGTCCACACGAGCGCCTCTTGGGGAGCTCGCGATGTGATGGCCGGCTCCATGGTTCTTTACCCCTGGTTCATTGGAGATGAGCCTGGGGCTTATCACTTTTTTGCATGGGAAATGCCCTATGTAGAAGCTGGCTTTGTTAGGATACGTCGTGATCCTGCCAGAACCCAGTTATGGAGTTATGATGCCGCTATGATTCAATCGCTGTTTCATGGTGTTGCCCTTAACGAAGTGACCCCGGGTGTGGCCTTCATTGGCGTAGCCCCTGCCCCTTTTACGTTTTCTGATCAACCAAGGACTATCAGTAATAGTCTCTCCACTTACTTTGCGCCTGGTAAAGTATACTCTCGGCGTCCGTCTGAAGAGAAAGAAGTCATAGAGATTGTAAGGTTATCTTCTAGCCTGAGCTCTGACCCCTTTACTCCTAATCCGGAGACCCCTGTTGTGTTCTCTACTCCTGCTGTCATTTCTGACATGCCTGTGCCTGAAGTTAAGTTGGATGATATAATGGCTGCTCCAGCCTTGGTCCCATCCCCTTATAAAAGTTTTCTCCCCGTTACCATCGCTTTTGCTTTGACCTGTATGGTATCGGTTTTTTCCCCTCCGGCTGCGATTGCAGTCGCTGTTGGTACTGCTCTTTGGTACAACTCTTTTAAGCAAGATGTTGTCACTACAAAAGGTAAACGTAATGGGGCGTTTAATGGAAAGTTCGTTGTCCATTCCAGGTGGAGATCCCTTTTGGGATTTCCCTGGGATTGGATGTATTTGCATCCATTTACACGCTCCATTGCTGATTACTGGTCTTCGATGATCTATAGTATCAAGCTCCATCAAGCTTGGCAGCAATTTACGGTTCCCGTGATTTTGGGAGTTCTTTCTTGTTTTTGGCTTTCTTATAAAGTCGCCTATAAGCGTTTCCGGCGCCATGCCGACGAAGACGCTGGTAGGGTCAAGCAAGAATCCCCAAAAACCCGGGGTGATCGGATTGCTGACATTATTGAAGCGGTTGCTGGTGCTAGCTGTGCGGTTCTCTGCATAGTAGGTATTAGTGCTCGCGTTCTTGATATGGCTAAGATTGCCCGCGACCTTTTGACTATTTGTTCCTTGTTTACTAAGGTTGACCTTTTCGTTAGTAAAGCAGAAGAAGCTGTTAAACGTGATGTTACTGAAACATCTCTCACTGCTGGGTTAGGCTCCAGATTTTTCAATTCGGAGAAGTATGCGGAATCGATTCCGCGTACTGCTGATGAAAAATCATCCTTTGGTGTCTGGTTCGGCATGGAGATTGATAAGTTCCGTGACGCACGAGCGGGAAGAAAGCTCGACTCGATACCTTTTATCAAGTCTAGAGTTGGTAACCTAGCTCTGGTTTACTCTACTGATCCACGCTATAAAGCCTCTCTTTTTGATCCCGAAACTGAGGATTATCAATTGTCTTGGCTTAATGCGATGGAATCTTTTTTTGCTAATGGATCACCTGGCTGGGTGCGTCCGATTCCTGATATTTCCTCCTTGGTTCGCCAGTTCGGTGATGCTAGGATGAAAACTAAATGGGAAGATATCGAGTCTGATTCCTCGGAGTCCGATTTGGAACATCCTGTGGCCACCTTCCTAACTGGCCTTGAGGCTAAGTTGGATCCTAAGGATCCTCAGTCCCAAGAAGTCTTTCAGAAAGTTGAGGCCATTACTCATGTTCTTACCGGAGTAGAGGGAGATGACGATGGTTCTTTCCGTCTTAGTGATCTCCTAACCAAGTTGAAGGAGTTGCGTAAGGTTTTGTTGCGCGCAGCCCGTGAAATGATTGCCAATATCGACTGGACTTGTGTTGGCCTGGCTTTTGGTGTAGCCGCAATGGCTTCTGTTCTTGGTGTTGCAGTCGCTTACTGGTGTTACCGTAAGCTTGAAGGCGACCGGAAACATGTTAATTGCGAATGCCCATTGAGTCAAGCCTGTGCTTGTCCAGCCCCTGTGGAGGGTGAGTCCCCTATTTCCGTCCCCACTAAAATCTTGTCCCCGAAGCCCACTATAAATCCTATCCGCTATTACTTTATCGGTGGTCCTCAAAATCATCAA